GAAATCACAATCACATTCTTGTGCTGCCATCTTTTCACCTAATAGTTGAGTTTGTTCTGCTCTCCATTTTTCATTTCTTTCTGGATGAACTGTCCAATGGAGTTTGATTGGATTCCAACCATCACCACCTTCACCTTTTAACCATGTCTTATGAAAGAAGTTACCAACCCCATTTGGAGTTGATAGTACAATTGCTTTACCACCAGTCGAAAGTGTTGATTGTGCAGATGCCCAAATTGAATCAATACCTTTGATAAACGCAGCCTCATCAATAATCAACATTGATAGTGCTTCGGAACGACCCGCATCACCACTTGCTGATGTTGCTTTGATTGTTGAACCATTACCTAACCTAAGTGATAGTTTGTTATCTTCTACGGTATCACCTCTTAACCAACTTGGTAGGTTCTCATGCATATACCTAACTTTGGTAACTAAGTTTTTAGCAACCTCTTGCTTAGTTGCAATTACCAAAATGTTTTTATCTTCGTGGAATAACATCATCCATAATGAATAACCTGCGGATAATGTTGAGATACCTAACTGACGGGATTTAAGGATTACATTGAATCGATGTTCATTGAACTCATCCATTACATCTTCTTGAAAAGGATACAAATCAAATAGAATCTTTCCCCTTTTAGGATGTTGGATGTAACAATACTTTTTAAAAAAGTAAACTGGGTTTTGAGCACATTTAACGTACTCTTCTCTAATAAGTTCTTTTATACTCTGCCCCATATACTACTTACCCAATTTCCATAGGAACTGAGTAGATAGTATTGGTTGTAAATTTTCATTGATACCAACTCCCAGTCCGAATGCTTGTTTTTTTCTTGTTCTATAAAGGAGTTGACCACCAACATAATTAAATTGATTTTGTGTACCATTTAAACCGAAACCAATATAAAATTCTCTTGCGTTGATATATTTGGTTTCGGTAATGGTTACAGTTGGGTATATTAAATCGTATTGAATATTTCTTGCCATAATTTTATTCTGAGATACACTATCAGTAATTCGTAGATTTAACGAATCTAAATTTTGTACATCTTCATAAACATATGTTGCGAAATAATCTTCAAGTATAGATAGTGTATCAATCGGTTGTAGCACATTTACTGTATCAACCTCTTTAACTATTCTTGTAACTACTTTTGGAATATACTTTGGAATCTCCTTTGTAATTGTATCATATTTTACTTCGGTTTTTGTAACAATAGTTGGTTCAGTTGGTGTTACTTCACCACTACCACTACACTGTCTCATTAGTAAGATAACAATTATCAATACTAAGATTATTACATTTCTAATATCGCCGAAGTATTTATTCATTTATTTTTTGTGATACAATCCGTACACCTTATTTACTAAGTTTGTTTTTGTTAAGTTAGAATCTAACTCAACTTTAAAATCTTTCTTAGCTAATTTAAGTAGCTCATCTTTTTTCATTACTCTTAAAGAACTCTTTGTTGGTTTAGTTGATTTTCTACCCTTTCGTTTAGAACCCCCTGCTGCTTCTGCAACATCAACAATTTGTTCTTTTAAATCTTTTGCAGATTTTTTAACGTCTTTGAGTTCTTGTTTTACTCTTTTAACTCTACGTTTGGTTTCTGCTTTAACTTCCTCTACTTTGTCCTCAACAACATCAGGAATTAAATCACCATCTTCATCTTTAATCTTACCTGTCTTTTGTAAGATAACGATTGCTATTGCCAAAACTGTTGCAATCGCCAAAATAACTAAAATTGTGTTCATAATAATACTTGTTTTAAGTTTAACTGTTTAGAATAAATATTAAACTTTTTTTAATAAACGTATTTTTAGATTTGTATCACCTTTTATGATTCTGTGATACTCTAACTTTTTGATACTGATTGTATCACCCTCTTTTAATTCGAATGGTAGTTCATCATCGTATTGAAACTTCCAACCCTTACCTTCTAAGATTGTAACTTCTCTATCTTCTTTATCTCTGTGCCAAACCAATTCTGATGAATCGGTATCTACTGAGAATTCTCTAATGTAAGTGTTGTTTCCTTTACTTACTTCGTTGTATGGATTACCACCACTGTCCACCACCACTTAAACCTAATGATTTTGCGTAACGAGGTAATCTACAACTCCAATATGATGCAGTTGTTTTATCTTTGGTTTGTTCACATTTGTGTCTTGCTTTGAAAGCTGCTTTTGCTTTCGGGTCTTTTAACTTTACTGCTAATTTACCACCACCACTATCGGCACCGAACTTAATCATTCGAACATTTCCACTCTTTGGGTCTTTCACATATACTTTGAACTTACCACCACCACTATTGTTTCTCATTGGTTTTGATAGTTCAACTTTCTTACCCTGATATTCTGCCTCTACTAACATTGGAAAATCTAAAAGTACATCGTTACCTTCGTATACACCAACCTTACCGATATCAGAACTTAGAAACATATCTAAATCTTCTGAAACTGCTTCTAATTTTAATGCTCTTAAATCGTTATAGTACTCAAAGAATTTTGTAGAACCATATCTGTATGGGTTTTTATGTAATGCGATTTTATTATCCACATTGTACATTATACCTTCGTTGATTTTCATAATATGATTCCTTAGTTAATATATGATGTTAATTCGAATTTACCACTATCCATTCCATATAATGAAATGTTTAATGCTTTTCTTTGTGGTTTGCCATTCTTTGTTAATCCAACTGAGAATGAATGTGTTTTACCAACACCTGGTCTTAAACGATTGTGTTTACCACCCATTGCGATTTGAGTTTGCCAATCATCTTCATCAATCTCAAACCCCTTTTTCTCAGCGTACTTTCTTGCAGCATCTGCCGCATCGGATGCAGATTTATAATAATCTTCATTTATTGATTCTGAGAATTGTTTGATTATTTTCTTTTGAACTGGATTTCCTGGTTTACCCGCTAATGCTGATACAATTGCCATTCTTTCTGGAAGTTTACCCTTTTCAACAAATTTAAGAAGTTTAGTAATATTCAATCCATGTTTAGAAACGAAATCCTCAACTGCTTCGGGTCTTGTACCTGTGTAGTATGCAATCTTTTTGATTTGTGGTTCAATACCTTCATTTACTGATTCATCAACACCTTTGATTTTTTTATTAACCATCATTGTGATATAACCATCTTTTTTCAAATCCTTTTCAAACTTCACTGCCATATCTTTATCTCTATATGCAGCTTGTGATGGTTTATCACCTTTTTTCTTAGCGTAGAAAATAACATATGCTTCGTTTACATTATCTTGGTGTAGAACCTTAACATCCTTTACATCACTTGTGATTTTTCCTTTAGGAGTATTGATGGTTACTTTGTTTCCTTTAACCGAAACTACCATACCAGTTTTGTTTTTTGATTTAAAGTGAACAAAATCACCAATCTCAAAATCACTAACACTTGCTTCGTTTACTGATTCGTTTGTGAATGGTATATCTCTCACATATTTTTTCCAGTCATTGTATTCAGGCGCCATTCCGACGGGTTGTATGTATTTTACTAACTCTCTCTGGTCTCTTAGTTCATAGATTGGTGTAGCGAATTTTGATTTCAAATCAACGTAAAAGTGTTCATCATAGTAATCAATAACATATGCACCCTTCTTACCTTTAAGGTAACCATCTTTATTATGAAGTAAAACACCAGTAGCACCAGTTGGATTTGATTGTGATTCAATATATTTTACAGGTGCATCTTTGATTAGCTGATAGTACTTGTGCCCTCTACGTGGTTCAACCATACCTTCACTTACTGATTCTTTCTTTTTGGTTCTCCAACCACCACCAGCATCTTTGTATTGTTTTGCTGCCCAAGCATTTGCATATGCTGATGGGTATACATCAAACTTCTTCTTTGCTTGTGATTTGTAGTAAGACCATTTAGATGGGTCGGTTGGAACATTCTCTTCAGTAAGTTTCATTACTCTCTCTTCCAATCCCTTTTCTTTTACTACTTTCTCAATCGTATCAACGTGTCCTTGTATGTAATCATGTTCTTTTTCTAATCCCATCATCTCAGCCATCTTCATAATGTTCTTAGCGATGTTCTTAGCAACCATTACATAATCTCTTTCTGGCTTGTAACCATCTCTCTGAATGTGTTCTTCTACAAAGAAAAGTGCATCTTGTAATCTTGCACTTCTTTCGGCCATGTCCATATCAACACCTTTGGATTCTATATCTTTGTATAGATTAGATGCACCAGGACAAACGTGGAAATATTTTGTTTGATAATTTCCTACTGAAATTTCTTGTGGGTCATTTTCATCTTCACCCATTTGACTCATATCTTCATACTCATGTGAGTGAGTTACCTCTTTAATGTAGTTATTTACCCATTCATTTAATTTCATAGTATTACCTTACTTTAATTTTTTAGAAATAGAATATAAATCTAATTTAAATCCGTATCCCGCACCTTGATATCCATAATCAACATCAATTGGTAGTTTCAATTTATTCTCAATTGCTTTTGCAATAATAGCACCAATGGTTTGGTCGTTACCACCTCTGTTAACAATTGCTGTTTGTAATTCATCTAAATCCTTTGATGATTTTGCCATTGCTGTAAAGTGGATATCACCCCTACCTGGTCCGATTTGAAAATCTACCGAATACTTTTGTCCACCTGATTTAATATCAATTTTCATTATTATGCTCCAGTTTTACTGTTTGTTGGTGCTTTACCTTTGTTACGATTCCCACCTTTTTTGGAATCACCAGCTTTCTTTTGTGCTGCTCGTTTTCTTCTTACAAATGTTGCTCTTCCTTTAGGTCCTAATTTGTTGGCTTTCTCTTTCGATAAACAAGCGGCATATGCACCACCTTCTTCACCATCACCACACTTACCTAACTTCTGACCATCCGAACCATATCTATCCCAACCGCCACCACTTGCAGTACCAGTCTTTCCTTTACCGAACCATTTTCTTAAATCTTCGGTCATCATATTCTTTTGAATCAGATGTTCGTACATATCAGATTTTACATACTCTAACGCAAGTGATTCTTCTACACCATCCTTAGTGTAGGTTTCATATACGTTCTGAATGTACTCTCTTAGATTCATTTATTTTTCTTCTTCTTTCTTACCCCAAATCTTATCAACTGATGCTAATCCTAATGCTCCAAATGCAAGAGCTGCAACTGCGTTGATTAAAACGGGTGAAGGTGCAATATGTTCTTCAGTAAATTGATTTGCGAATAAAGTTATACATAATGATAACCCTGCAATGATACCAATAAATCTTTTTGATGAAGGTGTACCCTTTTCATCTTTTAATAATCCCGAAATCCAGTTAATTACTTTCTTCATTTTGTTCTCCCTTTAGTTTATCAATGAAGTTTGTTTTAAACTTCTCAAAACCTTCATCAATCTTAGCAGTGATTTCATCTTCAGATAAACCATCCCATTCTTCAATAGAACCATCCTCATTAATGAATGATGCTTTGATTGTTGTTTTTAGAACTTCTTTTTCTATCTCTGCCTGCTTCAACCAAGACTCAGCATTATTTAAAAGTTTTGTACGTTCGTATTCTTCGTACTCCCCTTTTAATTTTAAATCATGTTCCATATCAGTAACACAATCTAAACACATACCATGATATGCCTTCATCTTTAAATCAGCAGAACCAGGGTCTGTACAAGTACAAACATCTTTTTTACAATTTGGAAATCCTTTTAACTCTTCTCTGAGTTTGGCGAGTTTCCCAACCTTTACTTTGTAACCTTTACGTTGTTCCCATTGCTGACCTTTATCATCAGCCCAAACTTCTCCAACTTCTCTTCTTACAACTTCTTTTGTATCAAACGCAACTGTCTTTTTAGTTTGGGTTTTGTGTTTACCCTCTAACATTTCACTAACTGCTTTGATGTTCTTTAATTTTGCCATAACTTTATTTTGTATATAAATATCTAAATATATTTAAAAATACATTAAACCTAATATTTGGTTTAATGATGCGAATGCCCCAGTCAACTTATAAGTGTTTCCTTTGTAAGTAAACACAATACCTTCGTTTGGTACAATCTTATCCTTACCACCAATTGCAGCAAGTCGTTCTAATTCCATTCTTAATTTTTCAATCTTTTTAACATCACCTGATTTCTTAACGGCTTTTACTGTGTTATCCAATTCCTTCTGCATATCTCTCAATGCTTTATTTGGATTCACTACTAATACTGAACTCATAAATGAAAGTACCTCTGCGCCAACGCCTAAGAAGATATCTTCAAACTTACGAAGATTATCTTTAGATATTTTTGCCTGGTCTTGTTTATCAGTTTTCTTTGCCCAATCTAATACTTTGGAATCTTTGATGTTTTTATTATCTAATCTGAATGATTTATCATAGAATGCCCATCTTTTTACCAATCCCATTTTAGTTTTGTTATCCAATGGTGATGGTGAGTTTTTATCAACCCAATTTTCCCACCAAGCCTGATGATAATTTGCAACACCATCAGAATCTTTTAGTTTAAATTCTTTTTGAAGTTTATTCAATTGTGAATTAAACTTACCCTGCATTGATGAAAGGTTTTTATTCTTTGGTAATTGAGTTACAGGTGGTCCTTGAATTGTGTAATTATCTTGTACATCTTTGTTGATTTGTTTAATCATACCTGCCAATGTTCTTGCAGTTGATGTATCAGCACCAATTGCAACACCTGATTCATCATAATCCATAGTTCCATGAAATACTAATAATGGTTGTCCATAAGGTACTACATTAACTGAAGTTGGATAGATAACTTCTAAGTTCATAAACGATGAACCTTGTTTGAATATCTTATCTCTTTGTGCTTTTGATAGTGATTTAATCGCTGATGTTAAATCTTTCATAGCAAAATTGTATGCATCGGTTAAACCACCTCTACCTTGAAACTTAGATGCAACTCCACTAATATCTAATGCGTTTTCACCACTATTTTTTAGGTGTCCTTTATTTCTTGCTGCGATTAAACCTTTATCATCTCTCCAACTAATTGCTAATGCTTGACCATCAGTTTTTTCTCTTGCGAATTCTAAGTTACCATTTAGTGCGTTTGATATAATAGTTTTTAAATCACCAAATGTAAGATTCATTTCGATATCGAATGGGTGATTCATATGACCATACGCACCACCTTCAGTTATTATTGATTCACCCATTTGAGATTTAGGACCTAAACTAATAAACATTTCTGTACTATCAATTGGATTTTGTTTAACCATTAGAAGTTTCTTTTTTACATAAGGTTTAACATCCTTCATAAATCGTTTTAATTTACTTGGGTCTTTAATTGTTACAGTATGTCTTTGGATTTTATTAGAAACCATAGATTTTAGTAAATTATCAATAGCCCCATCCATAATTAAACCTTCTTTTAGAGGTTCAGTTTCGGAATCAATAGTAAAGTTTGGAGATTCTTCTTTAGTTGGTTCATCTGGATTATTTGTTTTGGCTTCTTCAGCATCTAAGAAATCTATTAGTTTGTAACCAACTGAGGTTGCAACACCCTTTATTTTATCAGACCATGCCTTATATGCTTTTGAACCTTTTAAATCAGTATATCTTTGTGATTGTGCATCCAAACCTGCTTTACCAGATGGGAAATATGATACTGGGTATTTATCTTCTATACTTCTGTTATCATCTGCGTAGATTGAATCATCATCGTTTCCTAAAATATAATCCACAACTTGCCACCCTAATGCCTCTGCTGCATCATTACCAATTTTCTTATATGTTTTTGAATTACCATATGTAAATCCCGGTCCATCATCAACCACACTCTTTCCACTAGCTGGTGTTGCGGATGCTTCTGAGATTAGTTCATTAAAATCAAATGTTGATAAGAATGATTCCATCTTACCAAATATCTTTGTTAATCGTGTTGTAATTAATGTAAAGATTTTAGAATCGAATTTACCATCATACACTTTTTTGAATCCAGTGATTTTATCAGATTCAGAACCTTGTGATAAAAGTTTTCTCGCTTCAGTACCACTCATACCACCACCACTTGATGGTGCTACATAAACATATCCCTTATCCTCATATCCCTTATCGATTCTATCTGGATGATATGGTTCAAAGTATTTACCTTTTAATCTGTATCTATCTTTTTCACCAACAACAGTTACGAATGCAGTTGTTTTATTATCGAACTTACCAATAATTTCTTTAGGTGCATATGGGTTTTTAATTTCAACGATTTTGCTCGATGGGATACCAAACATCTTCATCATAATCATTTTCTTTTCTTTGAATTTAAAAGGTGATTTGATGTTATCGGTTTTATTAGATGTTCCAATGTAAACATTATCTTTACCAAACTTTTTTACTAAGTGTTGGTATGTACCATAATGTCCCTTATGGAATGGTTGAAATCTACCTGCGTAAACAACTACCTCTTTTTTTATATCTTCGGTTAAGATTCCCTTAACCCACTCTTTTATTAGATTCCCCATAATGATAAATATCCTTTAATTAGTAGAACCACTTTCTAAGGTTTCAATTCTACTTTGTAAATCTTTTATTATTTGTTGTTGGTCTTGAATTGCTTTAATCATTGGTGATATGAACTCTTCATATTTCAATGATAAATATCCCTCAGTTCCATTATAACCACCAAACTCATCAGTATGTATACCAAACTCAGCAAGAGATTGTGATACTTCCTGTGCAATCAATCCATAGTGAGTTGTATTATCATCTTTGAAATCATACTTAACTGGTTTCAAAGATTCTATAAATCCTAAACCTAATGGAGAAATTTCTATATTCTTTTTTAGGTTTCTATCTGAAAGTGTATCTACTGAATTTTTAAGATATGCGGTTTGCCATCTTTGTTTTGGTCTACCTAATGTATATCGTGAACCTGATACTGATTCAAATAACGATGATGTAATAATTGGTGCGAAGTGTCCTTTGTGTGCAGTTACCTCTTTACTATCCCACGTTAAGTATGTATCTTTGAAGTAAATGGTTTGAGTATCAATTGCCGCAACTCTGGCAGGTTCAACTACTCTCATTTCCGTAAGAGCCCACCCCATACCTTCAACCCCACTACCAACGGTACCTGTTGCGGATGAACCACTATAATACATTCCTAATCTAACTTTGAATAACTCTTCAACTATCTTATCAGTATTTGATGTTGCTTCATTTGTTAAAATATCGGATATCGGAATATCAAATACTACCCAATTTTTATGAGTTGCGTTTTCATCTTTGTATATCTTTTCATAGAATGTTGTAGAACCAGATACAATTTCAACTTTATATTGTGGGAAGAATCCTTTGAATCCACCCGAATATGGGTGTGTAGTTCCTCTCACTGCAAATTGTAAATGTGCATTCTTATAATTTGAACTTGCAAATGATTCTGAAATGTGTATATTTTCAGATGTAATTGTATTATAGATTGTAGAACCCGTTCTAAATGTATTTTGTTTATTGAATACTAACTGATTACCGATTAAACTTCTATCTAATGATGATGATGCATCTGATACAATTTCAGTATTAAAGTCAGATATAAATTTATAATCTTTACCTACACCACTTATATCATACCAACTCTTAAATTCATCAGGATAACCAACACCATCTAAAGCAGAACCCGTAACTAACATTTGTGGTGTATTTTGGAATGCCGCTGATAGTGTCCATTTACCATGTGAACCCTGAAAGTTTGTTCTTGCAGAACCAGTTAAATATGTTAATCTTCTATCAGTTGATGATGTAGAATATACTTCAATAAATGGTAATTGATATCTAACACTTGATACGTTGGGGTTTTGTACACCCAACTCTACAATTTTACCACCTAAATATGTGTCTTGAATGTATCCACTACTTGCCCTTAAATCACCCTTTACCTCTAATGAGTTATCAGTTAGTGAGAATAATGAAGAACTAATAATTAATGAACCATTTGAACCAGATATATATGCACCATCATCCCCAAAATCAAATTGATTTGCTACGAGATTTAATTGTGAACCTGAAATAGTACCACCTGTAAAGAATACATTAGAACCTGTTATGTTACCTCTTTCATCTACGAAAAACTTAGATGAACTAATCTCACCACTACCACTTATAGAGAATGTAGTTTTTTCTATAAATGAACCTGATTGGTATCCCATATCAATATGAAATCCAGTACCAGTATATGTGTTTGTACTTTCGTAATTTATTGAAAACTTTTTATCAGATATATTCGTAAATGCAGATTCATTTGGATATATGACAGCCAATTCTGCCGGAGTTAAGTCAGTTTGAACTCTTGTTGCATCTAACCTCGAAGTTATATTTACCCCACCCTCGCGAGCAAGTGCAACGATTTCAGTATTAAGGGCTAGACCTGCATCATGTGGAATAGAACCAGATTCGGCTATATCTTGTGGCCATATACCATTGCTCAATTTTAATTCCGATGATGAGGTTACAACCGTAGTAATATTATTTTGTCTTAACTTTAATGGGAATCCAAATTTATTACCAACTGATGTATATGGGGAATAATCGCTTACACTACCTGTGGTTTGAATTTCATACCAACCATTCATTGAACCTGTGGTGTTATCCAATGAGTTTATTATATCAAGTGCATCTGGATTTATAAACCAACCTGGTTGTAATAATAGTCCATATACAGAACCTGCGTTATAGTTTTGGTTTGTAATTTGACCTTCGCTAAAGTTGATTGATTGGTTGATTACACCAAGTGCACTTGCAGATGGTGCCGTTATTTTTTCAATAGAATTGTATCTATCTCCAAGAACATCACTATACCAATCAGTAGCTTGGACACCACCTACTTCTGCGATACTTTGTATGTAAATAAATGGTGATTGTGTTAAAGTATTGTATTCTGCGGTTGATATAAGACCATTAGATACAGAATTTCTTACGGTTAGTGAAGAATCCGGTGTGTCTGTTAAACTAGGATTTGCCCACGATGATGTCATACTATAAGTTATACTACGTCGACCTTCGCCTCCGATATATTCTTCATCATCTCTTGTAGCACTACTTACCCATAAATAATAAATTCCACCACCACTATATGATGCAGTCCAATATGTGTTTACAAAATCATTGACAGGGTCTGATGAATTTATAAATGCCTCAAAACCATCATTAGCTACATAAGCCTCATAGTTGGATGTTACTGTAAATTCGCCATTTGATGTTATAGACCAATCGTCAACTGTCTCTCTAACATCTGATGATGATACCGTGATAGTAGTAGAACCCGTTAGTTCATTTAATGAGTTTATATCCACATCAACATACATTTCCAAATCATCTCCGGTTGGCCAATAATCAACCCTTTCATCTTGAGTTACAACACCAGTACCATCATCGGAAAATTGAGAAATAACAAAAAATGCACCAGGGTTGGCAAGTTTAGAATATGAACCAGGATTTGTGAACCAATCAAATGCAATTGCCTGTACCCCTACTACTGAATTTAGGAAATAGGTATCTGAATACATTGTACTAAATGGACTAAATCTATTATCCATTATAGATGCTGAATATGAAGCGATGGATGCAGTTGGGAAGTACTCTTCAAATGAAGATGATTGGAATTTAGCAGCAACAGTTTTTTGACCCGATTGTATACCTGTAAAATTATTTATCGATTCTGTATAGAATATTTCAAACGAACCCGATTCTGCAAACACATATCTATCTAATGTAATAGTGGTTGATTTTGAACCAAATGATACATTAGTAATAGGAATTCTCGATGAAGTTACATCCGATATCGTTATGGTTGCCCTAGTATCTATATCAGCTGGTACTTCTGGTGTTGATGAATTTATACTACCACTTAGTTCTGGTATTGGTTCAAACTCTTGTACTAATCTAAACGCATCAAAATTCGATGATGATATAATGAATGATGCAATTCTACCAGCATCAGCGTAAATAGTACCATTTAAGATTGCATCACCACCTGGTTGTAAATGAAAGTTAGATGAACTAATTTCTAAATTACCATTTGAACCACTAACAAATTGAGATGCACCACCTAAGAAGAATCTATCTACTGTGATGTTTG